TGACTAAGAAACTCAATGCTCAAATAGGCAATGCAAATTTATCAGCTAATATGGCTTTAGGTAATGCAGCCAGTAATATTGATGCTGAAAATGATTTTAATGCTTTGGCTAACTATGCAGCATTAGGGGGCTCACTCAGTCCTGATTTTATGGATTTCAATAATGGAATCAAGTTTATAGGCAATGGAGGAACCCATGAACAAAACCCTTATGAAGGTGTTCCTATGGGAATGGATAGTGAAGGAACTCCTAATTTAGTGGAAGAGGGTGAAGTTATTTGGAATGATTATGTATTTAGTAAAAGACTTATGGTACCTGACGCAATTAGAAGTAAATATAAATTAAGAGGCAGCAAGAATCTTTCATTTGCAGATGCTGTCACTAATATACAGAAAGAATCTGAACAAAGACCTAATGACCCTATATCAAAGAATACTTTGAATGTATTATTAGGCAACTTAATGCAATCCCAAGAGATTTTAAGACAACAAGAGGAGGCTAAAAAAGCCAATAAAAAAGCAAAGGGAGGGCATTTATTTTATAATGGCAGTGTTTTGAATAATCCTTGGGATATATCAGACCCTTATGGAGTGAATATTCAATATAATAATAGTTTACCAAATCCCGATTTAACACTCAAAAATCAATTTAAAGGAATTGATTATGCTAATGTAGGTATTACAGGAACTCCTTTTGTAAATAAAGTTAATAGAACTGTGAATAATAAAACTGTAAATACTGCTGTAATTACCACTGGTAATAGTAATAATGGAAACAATGGTAATAATGGAGGTAATTCAGGAGGGTCTAAATATCAAACTTGGCTTAGATATGCTCCTGTAGTAGGCTCTGCAATAGGATTGACACAAGGATTATTAAGTAAACCTGATTATAGTAATGCAGATTTATTGATGAATGCTGCTACTACAGCAGGTAATTATCAGCCTGTACAATTTAAGCCTATTGGCAATTATCTTACTTACACTCCTTTTGACAGAGACTATTATACCAATAAATTAAATGCTGAAGCAGGGGCTACTAGAAGAGCTTTAGTAGACCAAGGTGGCGGGAATAGAGCCAATGTAGCAGCAAATATACTTGCAGCTGATTATAATGCCCAAGGTAAAATGGGTGATTTATTCAGACAAGCTGAAGAATATAACTTTAACAATAGAAATAAGGTTGAAGAGTTTAATAGAGCTACCAATCAATATAACAGTGAAGCTGCTTTAAAGGCTGCTATGGCTAATCAAGAAGCAAGATTAAAAGCAAGTCAAACTAGATTAAGTGGTATTCAGGCTGCTGTAGATATGAGAAATAAGATAGATTTAGCTAGAGATGCTGCTATTGCTGCTAACTTTACATCTTTATTCCAAAACTTAGGTAATATAGGAACAGATGAAGCTAATAGAAGAGATAGAGATATAAGAATAAAAACATTTGGTAGTTTAAATCTTGACCAATTACGTAAGGCTTCAAAAAATGACACTGAATTCCTTAAATTAGCTGGAGAGAGAGGATGGACAAATGATGAATTGGTAGAGTATCTCAAGAATAATAAAAAAGCTAATGGCGGTAAATTAAAAACAAAGAAAAAAGGATTAACAATTTAAGAATATGCCAAATTATAATTTAGTAAGTAATGCAGTCTTTACTCCATTCTCCTATGAGAGATATTTACAGCCTTATGAGGCTAATGAGAAAGACTTTAGAGAAATCCAAGAAGCTGTGGCTAATTATGATGATTTGACATCTTCTTGGAGAGATAAACTGGATAGTTCTGTACAAGACCAATATGATAATTATTATAAAGCTTTGGAAAGTGGCAGGGATAGATTGATTAAAGAAGGTCTTACATCAGGGTCTAGAAATTTATTGATGAATATTAGAAGAGGTTATGCCAAAGAAATAACTCCTATAGAAAATGCTTATAAGTTAAAGCAAGAAGCAGTTAAAAGACAGCAAGATTCTTTTGATAAGTCTGAAGGTATGATGGTGTTTACAAAGGATGCTAGAAATACACAGTTAGCTGATTATATGCATGGTAATGTTCCTGAATACCAAGAAACTAATCTTAATTCAGTAATGAATGAAGGATTAGCAGGTGCTAAAGCAATATCATCAAGATATTTTAATTCAGAAGAAAGAAGGAGATTCTCAGGGGATTATAATGATTTGATTACAAAGCAAGGATTGAATCCTCAAGAAGCTTTACAAGTAATAGCTGATTTGAAAGACGATAGTGGCAATCCTAAATATCCTGAGTTTAGTAAGTTATTAAATGATATTAAAGATAAACATGGATATAGTAATTATAGCCAAGAAGATCAAAATAAAATAATGGGAGCAGCTCTTTCAGGTATTAATATGGGTATTGCTTATGGTGAAAAAGAACAACTTTATGAAAACTGGAGAGTCAAATTAACAGTAGAAAATGCTTATAAATTAGCTCAAGCAAATCAGCAAGCTGGCGCAGATGCTTTATATAGAGGAAATATTCCTATAAATATATTGGATTTAGTACCTCCTAATCAAGAGGGAGAAGCGGGAAGAACACAAGCTGAAAATTTGAGAAAAGCATTAGGATTTTCTACAGATTTTAAGAAAAGAGCAAAAAGTGTGAATATCACAGAGGTATTGGCTCTACCTGGAGTAGAAGGAAATTCTACTTATACTCCTAAAAATAAAGATGGAAGTAGTAAATTTGAGTGGTTTGATTCAAAAGGTAATTTACTTACAAAGGGAGTATTTAAAGACCAGGGAATGAATGAAGGGGATAAATTAGCACTTTCTCAAATTTATGATAAAATGTTTCCTAAACTTAGAAGCTTTAATAGAAGTAATATAATAAATTCAAAGGATATTAGTTCTAATTTGATTGATTTAAATGAAGGTAGAGGAGCATATAGACACGCAATGGTAGAATTACCTATACAAAATAGAGAAAAATCTTTGGAAAATATAGTATCAAAACTTTCAAGTGGAGATTATACTGATATTCAAGAAGTAGAAAGCATTGATAAAGAAGGTCAAAGTTTATATACTGGAAGAAGAACTAAAGTAAGTGACTTCTTAGATGCTAATGGTAAAGCGTTATTTAAACCTACTTTTATGACTGGACTAAGTGAAAAGGATGATAGTTTCTATTTCAGATTTAATGGTAAATTGTATGCAATTCCAAAATATAAGTTAGGTTCTATAGCAACTGAGACAGTGAGTGGGGACATCCAGTTGTTAAGAGAAATTCAGGAAAAGAAACAAAATATGTTAGATACATACGGAGAATATGCTTATTATAATTCTAAAATAGCAAGTAAGCTGGAAAAAGCACTTGATGCAGCTGGAGCCAACTATGTAAGAAAAGCAGTTAATGCTCTTTCTTTTGAATATAAAGTTCCTACCTATGATATGAATGACAATAATGAATCAAGAGTAAATTAAAATGGCAACAAAAAGTATAACAGAGACAGGGCCTAAAGCTCTTAAAGGGGTTAGAAATCCTGATTTATATAAAGATAAAGCTACTAATAATGTATTTTCCCAACAAGATATTGATGATATTGATAAGCTTTATTCAAGGGCTGCTTATAATAATTACGAAACAGCAAAAGGTCATATAGGATATAATGCTCTAAATGACCCTGCATTGTATAATCCTCAAAAAACTAATTTGGATTATGGCTCTTCTGTATATGACCAAGGGATTTTAATGAATCCTACACAGGAAGATATAATGAATCAAAGAGCGGATAATCAAGGTGTACTTACTAAGGCAGCTGCCGGTATAATAAAAGGGGGAACTCTAGCAGGTACCACTTTTATAGATGGTACTTTAGGATTGGGATTAGGTATAGTAGAAGCTCTTACTGGTGGAGGATTTTCAAAAATTTGGGATAATGAAATTACCCAAACAATGGATTATGTAAATAATAAAGCAGAGGAATATCTTCCTAATTATTATAGTACAGATGAAATGGAAAATCCCTTAGCTTTCAGAAATCTATTTAATGCAAATACTATATGGGATAAGTTAGTTAAGAACTTTGGTTTTATGGTAGGAGCAGCTTATTCTGGAGGTATATATGCAAAAGGTATATCAGCAGTAGCAAAAGGAATGGGTGCTATAAAAGGACTGGCATCAGGAGCAGAAGCTTTAGGAGCATCAAATAAATTATCAGCTGTAGGTAGTGGATTATTAAGAGGAGTAGTGGGGGAGAAAACAGCATTGGATTTAATTACTAAAGGAGCAGATGCTATGACTAATAGCAATGCTTCTAGAATGATTAGAGGAACTGTAGGTTCTTTCTTTAATGCAGTTGCTGAAGGTACTGTAGAAGCAGTTTCTAACAGTAATGATTATGTTACTTCGGAAATTCAAAGAATACAAGAGCAAGTGTATAATGATAAAATGAAAGCCCTTCAGGAGTATCGAAGTACAGATGACAGTGAGGCTTATAATAATAGAATAGCAGAAATAGATGAAGCACAAAAGTTAGCCATTCAGAATATAGAAAACACAAGAGCTTCAATGGGAACTTCTGACTTCCTATTTAATCTTCCTATATTATGGATAGGTGATGCTATTACTTTAGGAAAGGCTTATGCTGGAGGATGGAGGGCTGCAAGAAATAATGTAGTTTCTAGAACAAAAGCTACTACAGAAGCTCTTAAAAATGCAGAGAAATCAGGTGATAAGGAAGCAGTTAAAAAATTACAAACTCTTATAGAAAAAGCAGATAAAACTGGGTACCAAGGTTTAACTAAAGAAGAACAAGCTTTAATTACTCAAGCAGGAGATAACTTTGGTGGTAAATATATGGATTATGCCAAAGCCTTTCTTAAAGGTCCTATAAAAGAAGGTAATGAAGAAATGGCTCAAAAGATGGCAGCTGAATCTTCAAAAGCATATTACCAGCAAGATACTGATAATATCTATAAAGCAATGACAGACCCTTATTATACCCAAGAAACTTTAGATTGGGTAAAAGCTATACAAAAAGGATTTGCAAATTCTTATGGGGATAAAAACAGTTGGGAAGAAGGTCTTATTGGTGTTATTACAGGTATATTAGGTTCTCCAACATTTGGTAAAAGCAATAATTCTACAGACCAAACTTGGCTGGGAAGAAACAAAATGTTTGGTTTTACTGGAGGTTTATACACTGAAATAAGAGATGCAAATAGAGAAAGAAAGTTAGATGCAGAGGCAAGACAGCATATAGATAATATTCTTAAAGACCCTCAAACATTCAAAAGAAGAATGCAACATTTAGTAGCACAAAGAAATTTTAGTGATAAAATGGAAGATGCTGCTATAGAAGATTCTGAATTTGATTATAAAAATGCAGAAACAGCTGCTGCTTTTGAAGATATAATGTATTTTAAAAAAACAGGAAGATTGGATTTATTACAAAAAGCTTTAGAAAATACAGAACTTTTTGATGAAAATGACATTCAATCTATCATAGATAATACTAAGAAATCTTTTGATGCTTATAATGCGGACATAAACACAGACAAAGCAACAGAACAAAAGATAACTAAAGAGGTGGAAGCAGCTCAAAGAGACTACAGTGAAAAATATGGTGAGGAGGCAACAAGAAGATTTGAAGAGGAAATACTGCCGCAGTATGACAGTGTAACACAAGCTGTAAAATTAGAAGAATTTCAAAGAGCTAAAGAAGCTGCTTCTAGAGAAGTTAGAAAAATGATGGATGCTCAATCTAGCATTAGACAAAGAATTATGCACAGCGACCAATATATACAATCTCCATATATTAAAGTTGCAGGTGATGAAGCTACTATGATGTCTAATGATGAAATAAAAGAAGATATTAAAAAGAGAGTAAGTAAGACCAAAGAAATAATAGACGATGTTATAAATGCCCAACAAGAAATTGATAATAAAACTGGTGGTGTATATACTGATGAACAACTTTCTACTTTAAGTTGGTATCGAGTAATGATGAAAAATTGGGCTAGAAGAGCAGGAGATATAACTAAAGAATTGGGGTCTTTTATTGAAGAAGTTACTGGAGAATATATATTAGGAGAACAAGAAGCTACTTTAGAAGCATTATTTGAAAATATTCCAGAATTGGAAAGCACTGCCCTAAATGAAAAAATTACTTATGGTGGTCTTTTAAAAAATACTAAAGAAGCTGCCCATATTAGAAGGTATGCCAAACAATTATTTGAAAAGTTAGGCATATTTAATAGTTCTAATTCAAGAGAAGAACAGCAAGCTTTAGGAGTTTCTTTTGCAAGATATTTAAATTCAAAAGAAGAAATAGAACTTAAAGATAAAGACGGTAAAGTAGTAAAAAAAGTCCCTCTTGGGGAATGGCTTAAAAATATTGTAAATAATGTGATTGACACTGATATTACAATAGATGATAATCAAAAGCAGGAGTATAAGAAGAAATTTGAAGATTTAGTCAAAATAGGTAAAGCCTATAATAGATATAATGAACTTATAGATGAATATAGTAAAAATCCTGAAAAGATAGATGAAGTACATGCTAGAATAGATAACTCAAATTCTACAATAACTGCCAATAAGCAGGCAAATGCTATAGCACAAAGATTTAATTGGGATGAAAAACCATTAAATATTGCCAGGACTCTTGCTGATAATTTAGCAGATATAAGAAACTTTGGAGGTATAGAAAAATTCATTAAAACTCTAACTCCGGAACAACAGGAAAAATTAAGAAAAGCTATTCAAATACAAGACCAAATTGATAGTTTGGCTACTGCTATTGATGATAGTAATTTAGATGAAAATGTAGCTAATTTTGCAAAAGGTTTAATTGAAAATGCAGCTCAGGATGCAGAATCTATTGAAGATGTTGCTAATAATATTAGGGAAGCTATTAATGAGGGAGCAGTAGAACAAGCTGCTGATATGCTGGTAGATTCCAATGCAGACATAAGATTCAAAGAAGAAGCATTGCAGGATATAGAAACTCAGTTAAGTGCTATTTTTGATGATGCCTTAGAAAAGGCAGCAGATGCTTTAGATAGAAAAGAGAGGCAAAGAGCAGCTGATGCTAAAAGAGATGAAGAAATAGAAAAAAATATAGAAGAGAATATACCTGAAGAGCAAAATAAAGAAGAAGAGCCTGACGTAGATAAAATACCACAAGAGGAAGAGGAGAAAATTCCTAATCCTCCTGAAGAAGCAAATATTCCTAATGCACCTGAAGAGCAAAATTTAGAAGTCCCTGAAGAAGGTAATTTAAATATTCCTGAAGAAGGCGATTTAAAGGTTCCAGAAGAGAATGAAGAAGATTTTTCAACAAGACGTTCTAAAAGAAATTGGAAACCTATAGATAATAAGAAATTACCTAAAGAACCTCAACAAGGTAGGCAAGGTTATGGCAGAAGAAGACAATTATCATATTATTATCTGAATGGTACTAATTTAATGACTTTAGCAGATGCCTATAAAAATAATATTATTCCTATTCCTAAAGGAGTTAATAGAGAAGCTTTCTTAAAGTATATAAAAGAAGTTACCTCTTATTTAAAAGAAAAGGGTGCTTATGATTATATTAAGAATAACTTGAAGCAAGATGATGAAATTTATTTTGCTTATGATGAAGAAGCTTCTAAAAGAGCTGGAACCTCAATAGTGGGAATATATACCAAGGATGGGCAGATAATAGGCACTATTAAATCACAATTAGATTTTGATGCTTATAATGAAAGTGTTAAAGCAGACCCTAAAAAAGAGGATAAATCTGTAATAGCACAAAAGCTACTTTATGATAAAATAGTATCTGAAAGAATTCAAGTACCATCTAAAGTATCCAGTATGATGACTGGAGGATTGGCTATTAGTAATATAGAAAGTTCTGTAAGTAAAATTATGGGAACTGAAAAGCCTGTAGTAGCTATTTCTATAAATGGTAAATTAACTACAGGAAACGCCCAATTAGATACTAAATTAAGATTACCTTTAAATATTCAGGATGGACAGGTATATTTAATGATTCCCAGTTCTAAAGGAGTTTATATACCAGCTCTTGTATATTCTACTCCAATAGAATCTTTAACAGCGGATGATTGGTATATTCAGCAAGCTGTGGATACCTTCATGGAGGCAGTTAATAGTAATAAATCGTTGGGTGAAGTAAAAAGTGCTTTTGCAAAATGGTTACCATTAAACGATTTGCATATAAATTTTACAGCAACCAATAGTGAAGGTAAAAGAGAAGAGGTTATCACTTTAAATGATGCAGAATATATTACTATAAAATTTAAGGATAAGCATGATAAACAACAGAAGTTTTCATTATCTTTAGAAGCTGATAAATCTTTAAATAGAAATAAAGTAGTAAAGTTTGTAATGGATACTGCGAAGTATCAAGATAAAACTACTAATATTGATAAAAACAAACTTCAAGATGAAGAATATATGAAGCATATGGCTTCTTATATTTATACTAATATAGTAGCAAGTGAAGAAGGCAGACATACCATAGATGATTGGTTTACTTATGAAATTACTGACATAGAAAATCAAGTAAGTCAAAATAAACCTAAATCTCCAGTGAATCCAGCTCAACAGCCTACTATAAATAAGCCATCTTCTTCTATGAAGGAAGTCACAGTTAATGGTGAAAAATTTCAAATAGATAATGGAGTTGTTTCTAAAGATGGTGCTGTTATTACAGACCCAACTATTGTAAATCAAGTTAAAGAAGCCAGTACCATTACTATCAGTTCTTCTAAAACATTGGATTTAAATAGCAATAATGCTTTTACTGCATTTGGTAAAGGAAGTCCTATACAGTTGCAGCCAGCAAAACCTCGTAGAAACAGAGGAAACAGAAATACTGATGCCAAAAATATGGAAGTAACTGAAGAAACTTCCCAAGAAACAACTTCTTCACAAGAGCAACTTGAACAGGCAGTTAATTTATGTAGAAAATTATTTCCTGAATTAAGTGATTCTCATAGAATACAAATAGTGAATGGTCTTATTGATTCCATTGATTCTAATGGAAATCCTATAAAAGCATTTGGTTTATTTAAAGACGGTATTTTATACATCAGTAACAAAGCTCCTATAGGTACTGCTTTCCATGAAGCATTTCATTATGTAACTGATACTTTACTTACAGAAGATGAAAAAGCAAGAATGTTTGAAGAAGCCAGAAAGATTTGGGGAAATAAAGATGAAATAGAATTAGAGGAAAAACTTTCTGAGCAATTTAGAACATTTATGAATGGACAAACAGATGGAGAATCATTTGCTAATACTAGGAGTATAGGCAGAAAACTTCAAATACTATTCAGAAATTTAAAACATCTTTTAAAGAGTATTTTTGGTAAAGAACATTATTTAGATACTCTATTTTATAATATATATAAAGGTAAAATAGGGCAAAGAGGTGAGCAATCTTATACTAATAATAATCAACTTAAAAAAGCATCGTTTGAAACTGACCTTCTTAAATACAAAGTAAGAAAATATTCTTATGATAATTTAAGTCAGGAAGAGCGCGATTATTTGGAAGCAAGAAAAATTTCTAAAGAATATTATGAAAGTTTAAATACTGAACAGAAAGAAATACTTTTGCAATGTATGTGATTTATAGAGTACTTATATAAGACAGTTTAAAATAAAAAAAATAAGGGGAAGATAGATTAATTTCTACCTTCCCCTTTTTATTAGCTATTCTCTCGAACTACTAATAACACAATAAACCAAAATCACATACTAAAATATTTTTCAGCTTTCTCAGGATTCATGTTTCTCTTTATTGTTTTATACCATACTGAGAAAGGAGATTTCATAAAATCTTTATATGCTGTACTATGTCCTTTGTAATCACCTGCTTCTATTTCATCTGCCCAATTAAACGGATTTAACACTCCAGTAAGACCTGAAATATCATCTATTACATTAGTGGCTGCAAAGGGAGATTTTGCTATTTTAACCATTTCTTTTGGCATAAAAACAGGAACTAAAGCACCTAATTCAGTTTTCTGTCTTACAGCTGCATAAGACAGCATTCTTCTAGCCCAACTTCTATCTTTAGTTGCTCCACCTAGTATAGACGCTATAGCAACTATTACCATATATTGTATTAACTCTGCTATAGTTCTTTTTACATTAGCTCTCTGATAGTCATCTAAAGTACTCCAAGCATCCTTTACATTTAATTCACCTGCTTTTAATTCATTATAAAGCTGCTGCATGAATCTTCCAGTTGTTCTATAGTAACCTTCTACATCTCCACCTTTTTCTAAATTAGAAGTTGCAGCCCCAAATCTATATCTGAATTGTGCAGGTATCCAATCTCTATACTGCATTAAAAATCTTCCTACAATAGTTCTTCTAGCCATTATAGTATCTTCAGAATTATATACTCCAAAACAATGTTGGTTGATGTATCTAACTTTACCAGTAAATTCTACTATATCCTTTGAAGAAAAGTTACTTCCATCTGTTTTAGTTACTCCATCCTTTAAGACCAGCTTATTTCCAGCATCAGGATTATTACTATCTATAGGCACTGTTTCCAATGCATCCCACAAAGATATTAAATTACCGTTTTTATCCTTTAATTTGTACCTTAAAGCCATTGCTATAGCAGACCTATTGTATAACCAGTGGTCTCCAGCATCTTGACCTAAATATTGTAGGTTAGGCCCAAATAACCTGCCTATTATGGTTCTATTGAGCCAGTTAGTATCTTTTACTTTAGAACTGAAATTCTGTCTGACATCAAACATTTGGTCAAATAATTCCAATTTACTTTTGGCTGTTCTTTGTCCTATATCTCCTATAAAATGACCCATTGCTTTTACAAATTCCCAATCTGCATTTTTTAATTCTCTTGCACTGAAAAATTCTCCAGCAACTGCTTCTATATTCTGCATAGCAAGTCCAGTGCCTACATTTGCCATATTTGCTAATAGATTGAGTCCTAGTTGCACCGTACTTCCTAATTTAAGCAATAAACTTGCTGCTTTATTATTATCCAATCCTAATGTTTCTCCTGAATCTTTCAAATATCTATTATATATTTTAGACTCAAAGAAATCATCCAGCACTTTTCTAAAATTAGAAGCATCTGCATCTTCATAAATAGGATTCTTTATAGTCTTACCTCCATATCTGAAAGTTTCAAATAACTGCTTATTTCCCTTTGTAGCGTTTATTTTTCTTCTATTATGAAGAACCAATTCTCTACCTATTTCCAAAGGATTTAATATTTGATTCATAGCATCATAATTATAAGCCATATCTGTATAAGCAATCAGTGTACCTATAACATCTGTGGATAAATCATTTAAATCACCTTTACCTCCATACATATAATATAAAGGAAGTTTCATGATTTCCTTGCCATCAAAACCTCTGATACCTCTAGCATCTTTATAAGTAACATCATCATCGAAGCTTTTCATCACTTTAGATTTCACTCCTTCTATAAAAGATGTTATTCCTTCGCTACTCATAGTATCTTTCAATCTTTCAATACCACTCTTTCTTATTTTAATGGTGTTTGTAAGATGTGTTTTAGAGGGACCTATAAGAGCATCTATTTCGCCTTTTATAGCCATCCATTCATTATAGAAATTCTGTTGTATCTGACTTAAAGAACTCCACTTTGAAGGATATTTAGTTCTACTTGGAATATAAGTTGCATTTTTAGTTACAGGGTCTTTATAAAGTTCAGTGTTTTCAGTAACCCACTCTTGAAAAGCTTTTCTTTTAGCTTTATATTCTTCTCCCCCTACTTGTGGGTATTTACCATATTTGTTATCCAATTCTGCTTTATAGGTATCTTTAGCTTTATTATAAGCGGCTACATCATATTCTTTATTTATATAATTACGTTTGTCACTTTCAAACATCCAATCATAGGAAGTAATTCCTAAATTTTCATATTTCTTTGCAAGAGCTATTATTTCTTGAGATTTGTTTATTACATTTAATCTTTTTTCATCCTTTTTAATTTTAACTACCTTATCGAATATTTGCAATAAACCATCAGGATTATCTGCCATAGTAGTAAGCCATGCTTGTAATGTAGTAACATCGCTCTGTGAAGATTCTATTACTGATTTAATGGAAACTTTTTTAAGTTTTCCAGGATTATTAGGGTCTTTAATGGAAATATTTTCTCCTACAAAGGGCTTTAAAAACTCTACAAATTCAGGAAGGGCATTTTCAAATAAGTCAGAATTAAGCATATTCCTCATATCTCTTGTTTTCTTTATAACTTCCAATAAAGCCTTTTTCCCTAATCCCAATCCATTTGTAGGGTCATTTGCCAATTTTCTATATTGAATGTCTAAATCTATAGGTTTATAGTATTTAATATCCTCCAATAAAGGAGAAGCTCCTTTAAATTCCTTTCCATCAGCCATTAATTGGTTATTTTCCACGCCATTATAACCATCAGGTTTTACTTTATCTGACACTTTATATACAGTAGTACCACTTGCATATCCTTTAGGAGTAGGATAATCAACTTTAATAGGTATAATACCAGTTTCTGTAACTTTAATATTGTATTTTTCTTCAAGGAATTTCTTATATAAAGATAATTGTCTTCTCCATTTTTTCTCGTGTTTATTATCAATGAATCCTCTATGAGTCTTCATATCATAAATATACCAATTACCTTTATCATCATATCCTAATAAATCAAGAGTACCTGCTACACTTACCTTATGTATAATACCATTACCATCTTTTACATCTATAGTGCCATTTGCAACTACATCTCTTGTAATAAAATGGATTCCCTTTGTTCTTTCTAACTTATTTTTAAAGTTTTCAAGTTGTTCTACAAATTTATTTAAATCTTCATTAGTAGCATTAGGATATACTTCATCAAGTTGCTTACCATTTATAGTGTAAGTACCATCAGATTCTTTGTTTAATCTCCCTCCTATAAAATCTCTTGTAAGTTCATCCATACCAGTTCCTATATTTGTAGAAGGAGTTACAAAGGGGCTATTAGGGTCAAAAGTTTCTCCGTCCTTGTCAGCCTCTATAGTATGGGTAACTCTAGTACTTTTTTGATTTGTTCTTGTATCTACATAGCTCTTTTTATCGTCACTTAATTCAAAATTCTCAGATTCATTTTGAATGATATTAGCTACTTCACTTTGAGTCTTATTATTGGTGTCTATAGGAGCAACATCTTCAGTAACTTCATATTCTTCCAATGTATTCCTTGAATCATCTGCCATAAAATGTTGCTCTCTAATTTCTTCATCTTCCAAATATTTGTCAGTTGTTACACTCTCTATTTGGTCTATAGTTTGAGAATAACATTGAAGCACATATAAAGCATTTCTCATTATAGTGAATTTATCCTTAGCTGTCTTACCTTCTAAATTAGTTAGCTGCTTATACACTTCTTCCATATTGTTTCTAGCTAATTCCAATACTTCTGTAATGGCAGCCATAGACTCCGCTTCCTTTAAATTTCTAGTAACAGCATCTCTTATTTGTTCAGCAGCTTTTCTTGCAGCACTCTTTTGAGTAGGGTCTCCTTTTAGCCTTTCATCAAGATTGTCCTGTAGGGCAGCTGCTTTATAGGCTCTATCTACTACCTCTTTAAGAACTTCTGTTTGAACTTTAATTTTTTCAGAGAGTGCATTAAAGGTAGCTATTCTTTTTGCTTTCTGTATATCTTCTTTAGTTATTTTCTTTTTATCTGTAAGAATATCTTCAGCTAACTTACTATAATCATTATATACAGAACTAATGCTATTATAAAAATAAGAAGGATTCAACCCCTTAAATAAATTAAGAATAAAATTAACCATTCTTTTGAATAAAGATTCCTTTACTTCATTAGTATGGGTTACTTTATCTATAAGAGCTTTTTGGAATATATGACCAGCAGCTTCTTCTGCTATTAAATCTTCATTTCCATTATAATAATCATACACATCTTGATATTGATCACCCAATATTTCTTTAGCACTGTTACTATTCTTAATATATTCTATACTTCTTTTTACCAAAGGTTGCTCTCTATAAATGCCTATTACAGTATGTGCAAACTCTTCAGATATTGCTGTATTACCTTCCATATTATTAGCTACAGCAATCATTACTCCAAATCCATTTGCAAGATTTTTTGCTTTAGTAAACTCTGTAATACCTACTCTACCTAAAGAAGTTTGGTAATCATTCAAGGTGTCTATAGTCACTCCTAAAGGGGAGAGAATATCAGATATTCTCTCATTAATCTTTTGAATGGCTTGTTGATTGTTTACTATAGCCAGATTTTCGGATGTTCTTTCATTTATATTAAGAGTAATATTATTATTGTCATCATAATCAACTATAGCTACATACTCTTTATTATTTTTATTAAACTCAGCAGCTTTGTTTATAAGTAAAGAAACATTGCTTAAAGTATCCTCTACATGAGGTTGTTTTTTATTCAAGCTTTTAAGCATATCTTCCTTGCCTATAAAATCTCTCACTTGTTTTAATTGCATAATACTTTCAAAAGTAGGGACTCCATCCTTATCAAATTGGATGGAGTCACCAAATACTCTTTGAAAGTCTGAGCCTGTTATTTTATTGAATACTTTAATTGCAGTATTTCTACCAAAAGTAGAGGATAACTTCTTAAAAGTATTAGTCCCTTTTTCAGGAACCCAAACACAAGATTCAGCCATATTTATATATTATTTTTATTTATTGCTTCACAAAGATTATTATCTTTATCATTCATATTATCCAAAGAGGATTCATCTATATCCTCTTCAGGAGTGATTTTATCTAAATTAGAGGCTTCATCTACAGGAGGTTCTATGTTTTCCATTTTTTGACTTAAACGCTCAGCCTCTGTAATTATATCAGCCATTTTTGCTAATTCTTCCTCATTAATACCTTCATCACTAGGAACAGAAGTTTCATCTACATCATCACTAAATTCCTCTTCTTGAGGGGTATATTCAGGTAATTGAACTTCATCTTCTTGAGGAGTTCCTTTTATATTAGGTTCATTGTTCTCTTGTGGAGTATTTCCAGAAGGTTCTTCATTATTCTTAGTGGCATCTTTAGATTTACTTTTAGTATCTTCACTTACAGAAACCACTTTTCCTCTGCCTTTAAGTTCAGAATAATCTATAGCATCAAATGTTCTTGAAGAATCATAAAACATTGTATTATAAGGCACATTTCCTAACTTAGTATAAGTGAGATTATCTAAATCTATAGGCTCATTAAGTCTATATAACTCGCCTTTAAACTTAATGATTTTAATAAATTCTGTACCATTTGTTTCTGTGATTCTTGTATAATTCAGACCTTCATTATCTTTAATGACTTTTATAGTATTATCATCTACCTTTCTAACCATCTTACCATCCACTCTAAGAGCTAATTTAGGATGGTTTACAATAAATTGCCATACAAAATCAGTATCCAAAGGAACATCAGAAGTCATTTTAGCACTACTTCTAATAAGATTATCCTTATGTCTAGGCATTGCACTTAAAAATGTAGTTCCAAAGAAATTGCCAAAACTATTATATCTAAAAGATATGCCATTATCAAAATAAGAATAACAGAATAAATCTTCAGCAAGTTGGGCTTCTTTATCCCCTTTGAATAATAAAGAATCAAACTCTTCTGTATAATGTTTTCTAGTAAGAGGAGTAATTTTAGCTACATTGTCCATCTTTATACCTTTACTGGAAGCATTAGACATTCTTTTGATAATAGCCATATTTCTTATTTCAGAATTTACAAAGTTACCTTCATCATCCTTTTCAGAAAGAATCTGTTTAAATTTCATAGGGAAATCATGCAGATAATAATTTCTTTTTTCTACAAGAGTTTTGCCATTTACATCATTACCGAACAAAGTGCCTTGTGACATTAAATACATATTAAGTTCAGTAACAAACTGTTTTAATGTTTTGACATCAGACTTATAAATCATACTTCTGTGAGTTACTGTTGTAAGATACCTTATTAAATTATACACATTCTCACTCATATATGGAAGATAACTTGAAGATAAATGATAAGCACTCTTATGACCTAAAGTATAAGCAGCTTGTAATCTAGGAATAGGAGAATTGAGAATTTTCTTTCTAAGGTCCTCTCTATTATAATCCTTTTCATCAATGGTAATATCCACTATATCCCCCAATCCTTCAATTAAAGCGTCTGCACCATTTTCCGCTCTTACAAACTCTTCTGCTTTCAATCTTTGTTGCATAGCTTCAGCAGCTGTTACTGCCAATGCACCATTAGCACTGTCACTTCTAGATACAGCAGAAGCACTTTGCAATTCTTTAGCTACATTATGAGCTTGTTTATCCCACTCACTATAGTCTTTAAGATACTGTAAATCACTGATACTTAATCCTGAAAGAGCTTTTTCCATACCTTCTATTTGTATTTTTACATACATAGTAACCAATCTATTAATGTCTAAATCAAATTCTTCAGGCTTGTTGTCTTTCAGTTTTACAGTATTTTTACTTGCCATAGCTTTTACTATAGAAGCCATGTTAAGCAGCTCTTCTGCATTATTCAACATACCAATAGCAGGAAGTTCCATACCTATTCTACCTAAATAACCTACAAAAGAAACTGTATTGGTATTAATATTCAAGTCTCCTAAGCAAGGGTCCTTACCATTATCAGGGGAAGATGCTTGTAATTCTGCACAAATTCTACCAATTCTAACACCATTAATAGGTGAATTAACAGGGTCTACCCATTCTATAAGTTTTCCATTTACTTTGAATTGAGCATCCTTTCTTAAATGTAAACCTAAAAATTGAAACTTATAGTGATTGGATGAATTTACAGCCAATATACCAATAAGGTCATTACCATCCATAAGATTTCTATGATTATCTGCATAATCCAATATATCCATAGGGTTTTGAATGGTTGAATTCTCCTCATAGTGAGCATCTAACTCCTTTACAGATAATTCATTTAACTTACTCCAAACTTCCTCAGGTTTTAAATTATACTTTTGAATAAAAGTAGTTAAAGCTTTTGGGTCATGCAGTATTCTTTGCTGTCTGGAAGATAGTTTTACATTAGGATAACTACCTGGCATCATAGATAATCTGGAACCTGCTGGAGAAGTAAGTACTTTCCAAACAATATCTATAAGAAGATTATTGCTTTCCTCTTTAGATGCATTCTTAGATACAGCATCCATATCCAATTCATTGGTTCCTTCTTTATAATATTTTCTAGGCTTTATAGTTCTATACCTAGGAGTGTCAAATGAGTATTTATACCCTTCATCCTCTTCTACATACTGTCTGAAAGAATCATACTTTCTTTCAAATGATATTAATTCTTGGTCAGTAAGATTGGTATTCCTTGATGTTAAAGCAGCTACTGCATCTTCAGCACCTTGAATGTTCTCTCTTTCTATCCAAGCTGCAAACCCTTCTCTAATCTTCTTGTCATAAGTTTCCCTTCTTACTTCTTTAATCATCAAGAATAGTTTGTCAATATCAAAGTCAGTACCTGACATAGTAATTATATCACTTGGAAGCATAATAGTAGTACCTGAAATACTTGGCATGAATCCCACAACTTTCATAGGCATTATAGAATACTTATCTTCTGTAGGGATTCTGTAACCTATAATCTGTAAAAAGTCATCTGCATCTTTACCTAAAGACTTCTTTAAACTCTCAAAGTTTATAATGTAAGTACCATCACTTTGTTCTTCTAGAAAATCTTCAAGCATTTCCTTCTTACTATAAGGAAGATAGCAGGGTATATGGTCTATCGCCAAATCCTCTTTAGGAGTGTTTTTGAGCTGCTCTTCAGTTTTTATAAGTTCTCCTGTTTTAGCATTTTTATACTGCACATGAAGCTCATCACTCAATCCATAATTTGAAACCAATACCACATTACCTCCTGCAATATGTTGTCTTTGGATATTGTTTTTAAATGTACTTAATAACAGCTCATCAATCTTATTGGAAAGATTTGAGCTATTAAAAGGCATTACAAAATCACCGTTAGATTGTAATTGCAAAGCTGCTTTAATATCATCCCCATATTTAGGATTATTCGCCATCTCCTTAAATAGGTATTGTCTAAGTGCTCTTTTATCACTAAAATTATGTTTTACTGCGAAATAGCCTCTTAATAACTGGTCAGTAATTACTGTGTTGTAAAGCTGTATAGCATCTTTTCTCCCAAGAGTTACCTTTTCCCCTCTAATATCAAGTTCCATAGTAAAATCTTCAGGAAGGTCAGCAGGAATGATATTTCTAAGCTGAGAGCCTATTAATGCTTCCGCATCTATAAGGTGGTCTCCTGTGGGCTGTACAATCATTATATCATTAAAAGGAATTGAATGAATCATATCCCTGCTTAAGGATATGGCATTAATACCTTCTCCTTTATAGCCATACTCTTCAATATCATTATTCTTCATTTGGTTTTTGATAGCTTCAAGAGCTGCTTCTTTAGTCTTGAATCTATACTTAGAAATAGACTCATTATATTCAGTCTGAGTGATTTGTCCTTTCTCTAGTTTTGCTAACTGCTCCTTTTTATAGGTTTCCCATGTTTTAGAACCCTTGAAATCCTTTTGAAAGGCCCTTTCATCGTGATTAATATCTATACCATTGAAGTACCCTTCCTTAACTACAGAATGGAAGTGAAGGACATCAATATCATTGTCCTCCATAAATTGATGCAAAGCTTGTAATTCAGGAGACTTATTAAGGGCAGTTTCAAGCATTGAATATACAGCATTAATCAGATATTCTGAGTTCTTATGCTGTACTTTCACCTGTTCCATTCTTCCATTAATCATTTTAGCCTCTTGTGAGAATACAAACGGTTTTATAGGATGCAACAGCGTTAAAAAGTCATCAGCTGTAAATTGTCCTTGTCTGATTCTATTATAAGAGTTTTCCATAGATTCAGTCCACTTACCTCCCATAGCTTTAAACAGTCTTCTGAAAGACTTCATGGTTCTGAAAGACTGACCATCAGTGGAAGTAATATTCTTAAAAGAATTTATAGCACCTCTAAGAATGGATTTTTCTACATTAGACATATTGGAATTTTCAGACAGGAGCTTATTTACAGAAGACCAACTGTTAGAAACCATTTCCAAATCCTCTGCATACATACAGTTTTCCATAAGTGGTTCCCCGTTTTCATCAAGACCATAAACCCTGTCACCACAAGCATAAGCCTGCTTGTTTCTCTTTATATAATCTCTAAAGTTTTTGTAATAAGCTAAATCACCTCCTAAAATTTGAATTAACTGAGAGTGTACGTAGAAATTATTATAGTAGAATTGTCTCATGTACTCTTCTGCTTGTTTCAACTTTTCCTCACTTTCCTGTTGGGCTTCTTCCTGTATTCTTTTAGTTTCTTCTTCTAAATCTATCTTAGAACCGTCAATAAGTCCATTGTTAATTTTCTTTTTTAATTCTTCTATCTTTCTTGTAGATGCATTGTTTACATCATCCCAAATTTGCATCTTCTCAGAAGCATTAAAACTATTGATAAATCTGTCTGCCTTTTCTTTCAAAAGTTTATCTATCAAATCTCCTATATAGGCGTTTTTATATGCTTGTGCTTCTAAAGCATCATACTCATTATCAATATTTCTAAGAGTAGCTAAAATTTCATCTTTAATAGAATTGAACTCAGGGAAAAATTGGAATTTCCTACCATTGTCTCTCTTACCATCATTATAAAATTCTACTTTAATCTTATTATCTCCCCCCTCAATAGCATTGATTCTGTCTATTTCCTGCCACATTACCTTGATAAGATTACTTACCATTCTTACTTGATAACCTTCGTCTGTATCCCTTATATATTGAATCATCACACAAGCGTCAGTATCTGAAAACAATGGGCAAGGATACCACCCAAACTTATGTCCTTGTGAATCATCATTGGCAGAATTAAACATATCTATAAACCCTCTTATAAGACCATGTTTATCTATTTTTCCTATAGTATTAGACTCTTCACTTCCTCCAAAATTGAGCATATTAACATACTCAAATCTGTTTCTAACCCAATATGTTCCTGTTTTAGGGTCTACTTCATATAATTTTTGAAGCATAGTGTTTCTCCATATTCCATTATGTCTAAAGAAATCAAAAACACCAAAGTTTTTCATAATATAGTCACTGCCCTTCTCAATATTAGGATTATTTATACTTCCTACTATTTCACTGATTCTATCAGGAGAAGCATAAGTAAATCTTTGGGTTTTATCAGGAGCTAAGAAAGATGCTTGAGTATAATCTTCAGAAGCCAAAGTTAAAACATTGCCTATTTTCAGATAAGTACTTTGAAACTTTATAATAAGATTATCTCCAGTATGATAGCCACCAGTTTCTCCTTCTTTTTCTCTGGTTATATCCATCATACCTTCAAATATAGTGTTCAACCTGTTTATTACAGTATCTGTAATAACTTGTTTTAACTCCCCTAAAGTACTTTTATCTGTAAAATCTTGCACATTGGGTAATATAGAAGTCATATCCATATAGGAAGTATTTATACCTATATTGTTAAGCGCAAGTTCCAAACTTATTCCAGGATGCTCCTCATCAAGACCTTGAAGTATTTTTATAGCTTTTAATATATTGGGAACAGTGTGCAACCTACTGTTATCACTCAGTACGGTTTTTACCCAAGCTAAAGTATGATATTTTTCAAAGTTTTCTTCTGTTACTTTACCGCCTGTACGAAGTAAATCACTTAATTTCTTTACATTTTTTTCATCACATTGTCCATCTGCATTATATATGGAATTAGGACCTAATACCATACCTCCTTCATAATACTTTTGTACTTCATGTAAAAGAGTATCTGCTGTGGCACTCTTATTAAGTCTCACAAATCTACCACTACTTGAAGTCATACCATAAGGAACATCTGCTTTACGCATTGCAGTATAAAATTCTCTCATTAAATCCTGCATAGCATCCATAGTCTCCGCATCATACTTATTAATATCAGCAGGGTCTACTATTACCTTATCATACAATTCATTAAACCAAGGATATTTTTCTCTCACATTATTCATCATTTCCAAAAAGTCTTCAGGACCACTCATCTTTGAAAATTCATCCAAAAGTATATAATAAGCTACAGAAGAATTAAGTTTTACTCTTCTTCCTAAATCATCATATACATAAGTCCAACTACCATTACTGTAACTTTTTGTCATGTAGAGTTCTGAAAGCATCTTTTTAATTCTTGCTGATAATGTTTTACTGGGATCCATAAGTTTGTATTTTACCATGTATCCCTCTTTATTTGCATCTACATTACCCTCATTAAGGTCTGTGTTATCCACGTCATTCTTTGTTTGTATGGCAGTTTTAGCTGACATATCCAATCTTATATTCTCATTAAATGCCAAATCAAACTGCATTTCATTTACTAAAGCAGCAAATATATCTTCATTAAGCATTTGCTTGAAAGCATTAGCCAATACTTTTGCTCTTGTTACAGCTATTTTACGCTGTTTTTCACCGTCCCAACCATAATCAAAAGATTGTTCTGCAAAATCTTTTGCAATCATATTTGCAGGATTGCCATTTTCATCTGTTGCAAGTATAACTCCTTCTACTATTTCATTAATACCTTCAGGACCAGCTTCCACTTTTTCTATAACTTCCCTAAGTGTGTTTCTAATATCATCTAAAATACTTTCTACAACAGATTTACCTCCATTTAATGGTATTCCAAGAAGATAAACTCTCTGCTCAGCTTCAGTTCCTTTATTGAGATTTGTTTCTATAGTATCCCACCCTGAATTAAGTTTGTCTTCAGCACTCATTTCTTTTAACTGTTCTTTAAGTGCTACTAACTTAGAAGTAATTAAATCAGAAAACATACTTAAAAGAAAATCTACTCTCGCTTTTCTTTGTTCTATATTAGGAAATACTTTTGAAAGAATATCCTGTTCTAAAGCACTTGTATCTACTCTATCCTTTATGTCCAAAGGTCTTTCAGCTTCCAGACTTTCTAAAGCTTCTCTTTTATTTCTCTGACCTTCAGTTTCCACTTCTGCTTTTTTAACTCCTAATATATCAGATAATGCTCTTGCTTGACTTACTGTAGAATTACTACTGAATTTATCAGTAAGTATTTTACCATTTGATTTCTCTCTTAAATCTTCAATAAGGTCTCTATTTTGTTCAGCCCATTTTTGCCATAAGGGTAAATAAGCATTTTCATAAGAAAAGTTTTCTCTTTCTTCCTTAGTCTTTAAGTTTGAATTTGATAATACTGAATCTTGTGAAGGAGGTTGCCCCTTTTTGCTTTTCTTAATTAATCTTTGGTAAACATCTTCAATAGTAAGATTTCCTACTTCAAAAGTTTCTCCTAATATGTCTATAGTGGTACCCTCATCAAATTTTGCTACTAAGGCACTGAATCTTTTATCTCCACTTGTTGAAACTTCATAACCATTATCACTTGTTACTGCCCATCCTAAAGGAGCTTGTTTTTCTGACTTCTTTCTACTTTTATCTTCAAGCAAATTTACGTAATTAACTCCAGTTTTAGGATTTACAGTAGCTTGTGCATAAATACCTAATTGCTCTCTAATCATTTTTGCTAATTCTTGAGCAAATCTTGCAGGTAATTTTGCTTTTTCACTTCCTAATGTAGGCACAAATATTACTCTTTCATATTTATCACCAGCACATAGTTCCTTAATTCTATCAATAACTCTTTGATTTATAGCTTTAAATAACTCAAGCTCTTCATCAGTATCCTGAAATTGAGCATCATCATCATTACCAAAATCCCATTTGCCATCTTTAGAATAATATGCATTTTTCTTAGTTACAAAACCTAAAGCATTTTCATTAAGTTCACTGTTTGTATTTGTTCTTAATGCCGCACTACTACCTCTTACATTCATCAATCTATCTATAAATGTAGGAGAACTTATAGTTACCAGTCCTTGTACTTCTATAGGTGTTTCTCCTCTTCTTCTGGCTTCCTCATTAAATGCTTGTAAATTGTTTGCATAAATATATAACTGATTAGGATGTTCTCCTACCTCATTTTTAGCTACTTTTGTAGTTGGGCCTAACACTTTTACAGCTGCATTACCTATAGTAGGATTATTAGTTTTTTCTACTTCCTGTATTTTTCTTAAAGAAGCTCTTAAAAGTACATCCCTTATTTCTTGAGGTTTATTGTATAAAATACCCTCAATAGTAAAATCAGGGTTCTTTGTAAGTAACTCTGAAGCAGCTATCATTATATCATTATCAGTAAGTTGTTTTATAGAATCCTTTGCAGTTTTTCTTATTTTACCTACAAGACCATCTATATATTTAGTAAAATCTTCGTCATCAGCTCTTGATTTTCTAAATTTTGATTTTAACTCTTCTTTTTGAGTGTTTGAAAGAATAGCACAATTTATTCCCATATTTTCTTTATTAATAGGTTTATTATTTACTAATGCACAAAGATAAATGATATATTTATAACTACCAAGAGTTTATGAAAAAAATAAAGGGGAGCTAAGTAAAAACCTAACTCCCCTTATATTATTATTGTTTATCTATAAGTAATTTCAATTTATTAGCTAACTTTCTAATATCAGGATGTGCTGACTCACTACATCTTAAATCAAAGAAATGCTTCCAATCATCTTCAAATCCTGTGACTACTATTTCGGTCTTTAAAGCATTTGGTAATACCGCTCTTGCTTCTTGCGGTTTGCATCCATATTTTAATAGATTAAAATAAGTTTTTTCAATTTCTTCTAATCTAAGAGTAAATTCCAATGGTGTAGCATCTTCTATAGGACATTCTTCTATTTTATTAACCCATTCGGGCTTGATAAAAGTAAGCTCATTTCCAAATTTATCTTTAGAATAATTACAATAACGAGTACTTTCTTGACTAAAACTCATAACTCGGTGCCTTACTAATTCATGAGATACACCCCTATCGCATATAAATAATGCAGTAATTCTTTTATAATGACTTTCAGTTGGTTCACATATATATCTTAAATCTTCTTCCCATTTATGTTCAAGAACCACTCTCATATTAGTAGTTATATGTACACATTTCTCATCAAAAGGTATGTGTACCATAGAATATGGATTACTTCTATACCTGCGAAAAAGAGTCTCAAAGTCTTTACTATATGTAGGGATAGTAAGATATACAGTACCATGTTCAAACACTGAAAAATGGGTTTTAGACTTTAAATTCTCTATAAATTTCTTATAAGAATCTTCTGTAATTTTATCTTCTGATTTATAACATATTCTACCACATCTTTCTATATGTTTGTATATATCTACAAGAGTATTATCTTGATTCCAAATTTCTACTGAACTGTTTACTAGCTTCATAAATTATTTAGTTTTAATATCCATTATAATGCTCTTCTGGGTCATCAAATTCATCTTCCACTATTTCCAAATCATCAATAGACACATCCTCCTCTTCTTTAAGATATTCTTTAATATCTTTCTCAAGGTCTTTATATATCATCTTGGTGTCCAGTTCTCCTCTTTCAGTTATTTTTCTAGTAAAACTGAAAGTACAACTTACTGTAATAGTATGTTCTATTTCAGGATAATCACTGTCATTCCAAGGTGCTCCTGGAGTATTGTCATTTACTCCAGGAGGATAATTACTAATAGGAAATGGGTTCCACATATTATTTATTATTTATATTGTGCATAAGGGTTTAAAATCTGTTCTACTTTATCATCACCATATCTTGCTTTATATTTCTTAAAATCACAAGTTTTTATCTTGGTGATAATTCTTTCTCCACTTCTGAATTTAAGTCCACAAGTGGTCTTTAATACCAATCCTTCAGCATCATAATCCTTATTTTCTGCAATAGTACTCTTAAATCCTTTTTTCACATATTCAATGGCTTCAGGAATTGACATATAACCAATAAGAGGAACTATATCAATATTAAGTTTATTGGCAATTTCTTCAAGGTCTTCCCTTTTTAACCACCAATCACCTACCTTAATATCAAACAGAATAAAATTAACTCCATTTTTAATATAATTACCTCCATTTTGAATCTTAGTACCATAACCCTCACCATAAATAGTAATAGGTTCTGTAATTGAATCTCCAATATTAAGAGCTTCTTTCAGTTTATCCTTAGTAAAAAGCTCTTCCATCTTTTTCAGTAGATGTGGTGGAATATTGGCTCTGTCAGTTCTTCCTTTAAATACAAATGACCCATGAGGATATATTTCAACTCTCATGTTAGTACCATCAATCTTCTCTGTACATTCCCATTTAACATTCTCTAAATAATCAAATTCTTCAAATGTGTAATTGTCAGGAATAATAATGTTATTTTCGTCTCTTTTAAAGAGAGTATTAATTTTTTGGTATTCCATCTATTTCTTCTTTTCAAATATTACTTGATGTAAAGCATCCTTAGCTTTAATTAATGCTTGTAACTGACTTTTATTCATTTTAAGAATTTCACCACATTCTTGTTCAAATAAATAAGTTTCTATTTGATTATAAAGTTTTAATGTGGCTTTTAAGTCAGTATTACTGTTAATAAAGATTCCCATATCAAAAAGCTTCTATATAACTAGCATCAGGATATTCATTATGTACATCTTCCCATGCTAAATCTCTTTGATTATCATCGGATTCATCATACTTATTGTTATACTGAACCCTCTTACCATTTTTAAGTGTTACTATAAATGTCATTTTTGTTCCTCCAACTGTTTAATTCGGTCATTGATATACCACAAGGCTTTTTTAAGGTCTTGTATTTCTTTCTCTTTATCACTAAGACTACTGTCTTTCTTTAATCCTGCTCTCCATAAATACTTTATAGCACAGCCTATTGAAAAACAATAATGTCTTGTAATATCTATGCATTCCACTCCTGAAGGGTGTTTTGTATAATGCTTTGGGTGATTAACTCCGTCATCATTGGTTTCAGCACTATTGGTTTCAGCATTATTTGCCTCATTTATATTAAAAATACCTTCTTTAAACATTATTCTTTAAATCTTTTAAATAAATTATTAAAACTGTTTCTATGACATATTACTATATTAAAATCTTTAGTATCTTCAAGTACTAAACATTCATTGATAGCACTAAAGTCAAACTCTGAATTATTCATCATACTTACTACATTTGCAGGATATAATAAATAAAACAATTTTCCTTTATATGCAGAAACTTCTCCTTTATATACATACAACTTCTTCTCATATTGATAAGCTCTCAGTTTTAATGCTATAAAAGCAACTGCTACCATTAATACAAATACTAAAAATATTTCCATGTTTTTCAATGTTTTTAAATTAATTACTAATGTCTCCAACAATTATCTACTTCAGGAACTGCTGGAATAGGTAATTTATGGTAAAATTCTGCACATGCTTCTTCCATAAATTTAGCAACTATTTGTGGATAAGTATCTTTAAGTTCTTCTGGAAATTCTGTATTACATTCATCATGAGTAAAATTACAAAATAATATTTTTCCAAAATAACCATTTTCAACAACCCATTTAAATAATTTATTCATTGCCAATTTAAAAGCTACTGCACCCCCTCCTTGTGTGGGGAGATTTAAAGACATTCTATCACACCATTTTGATTTTGCTTGAAAATGCTCTTTAACCATTTTACATACTGAATCACCAGTACCCTTATGTTTAAGTTTATATTCATCCCAAAATTCATTAGTAAATGATTGTTGTCTTTTTTTCCATTCTTCCCAATCATGCCAATATCCCCTATGCCCTGTTTGTGGTAATATTTCTACATATCCATTTTGCATAACGAATTTAGAACTTTTTTCTTTAAATGCTTTAAGACCTTGCATTCCATTAAGAAGATTTTGAACTAACTGTCTAGCTTCCTCAATACTTATTTTCAACTGAGGTGCTACAGCAGTTCCATCTGAGCCAAATTGTACTGCCACTTTGTTATCTATAAGATTCTTTATTCTTATATTCTATATATTTCTATATAGGTCAGACTATATCATCATCCTTTTAGGATGCAGAGCACTCGTGTTTCCTTTATTGATTGTACTTCTCAGGAATTAGTCGTTGAACCTTCTATATACTTTTATGTACTTCTATAGCTTGGCTGCTGATTGGCATATATTTCTACTTAGCTTTCCAGCAATTCACTCTGTTTACATTATATGATTACTCATATAAGGTTCGAGATTTTATTCTTAAACTCTACACTTTTAACTTTACTTCTTAAATCAGGTCTTTTCTTCTTTATTTGTTCTACAGGAATATCTTTTAATTCATCTGCAAATACTACTTTTGCATAGGCGGCATGAGTATCTCCACTTCTATATAGAAATTCATCCAATAACATTTTTTCATTGTATACATCTGCACCACATCTAGCTTCCATGGCTGCGTAGTCGCAACTACAAAAAAGGTTTCCTTTCTCAGCTACAAAACAAGCTCTGGTATCTGCGTCATGAGGTAATTGTTGCATATTAGGGTAAGTACAATCTTTTGCAGGAATGTGCTTTAATTTTGCTAAATCAGTATTTGAATTTCTAGATCCACTTGACATCCTTCCTGAAATAGTTCCTATAGCTCTATATACAGTATGCAATCTACCTGTATTAGGATTTATAGCATTTAAATGCCCTTGCCCATAAGTAGAGCATAATTTATCACTTTCCTTATACCCCCAATGATGTATTTCTTCCCCTTCAGGAGTTTTTTCGTCCCATCCAAACATTAAATGTAAAAACTCATCACATATATTTTTTTGTCTAGATAATTCTTTTTCCAGTACAGTATCTTTGTCCTCACCAGTCTTTTTATCCTTTATTTGAGTATCAAAGCCTAAGTCTTTTGCTACTTTAATTACTTGTTGACTACTAGACCAATTTATTGTACATTTAGGTGTTAAATCAAAGCCTTTAAAAAGGTCTCCTTGTCTATTTGTATGAGTATATTTAGATTTTAATGTAGGATGATTAATGATAAAATTATTAAGTCTTTCTAAACTTTCATTAAGATTAATTTTATCTTTTCTCATTTTTTCTTTCCATTTATTTATATCTAATTTTATACCACACCATTCAAGATAGGCAACACTTAAAGTAAATGTACATTCTATTTCTACACCTTTTATAGCATTGGGTATTTTTTTAATATCCTCTAATTGAGATTTCATTATATCCTCTAGATAATATACATCATAAGCTGCATATTTAATGACTTCTGTATCTAAACCTCTCCATATAATTTCACCTCTTATAGTTTTATCTATATAAATACCTAATCTCCTTTGTGCTATTGCTGCAAGGCTGTATGAAATACTTCCTGAAGGGTATCCTAAATGAAGAAACTGCTCAACAATCATTGTATCATATACTTTTTTTGGTATAATATGATAATTGAATAAAAATTGTAAATCAAACTTTAGATTTTGTCCTATAATAAATTTATTTTCAAGGATTTCTTTATATTTTGTTATATCTATTGTAGAACAATCAACTACTATTTGAATATCTTTATTCTTATTTCCAAATTGAGCACATAATAAATGATTAATATGAGCATCTTTCCCATCAGTTTCAGTATCAAATTGAATTATTTTACAAGAAGATAATAGGGATAGACTTTCATCTACCCCTATTACTTTATACTCCTTATTGTTAAATAATTCTTTTTGTAAACTTACCAAATATATCATATTAATTATTTGAATATGCTATAAGTTTTTCAAAATCAATTATATATTTATACTTTTCAAAGAAAGCAGTACCTAAGATACCATGAATCATTACTCCTGATTCCTGTTTAATGGCATCAAAAGCCTGACTCATATCAGTAATTTGGAAATTAGCTTCAAACACATCTTTAAGATAGTTTAATTCCATTTTAACATACTCTACCTTCCTTTTTACCCCTTCAAGACCAGCAAGTGTACCTACTGCATCCATCTTAGTATACAAGCATCCTTCAAGGTCTCTTGCATTTAAAACAGAATTATTGGCTCCTGTATCTAATAGTAAGTTTAACTTTTTACCATTATTATAAAAGGTTATTACTGGCAAGGATGTTAAATCCATACTTTCTTTGAATGAAATATTAGTAGTATCTTTTTTATGGTCTTCAATCCCATTGATTAAAGTTGCCACAAGTCCAATACCTACGGCTGCTAATGTAAATTCTAAAATCATTTATGGTTATCAGATTCAATTAATACCTGTACTTCCAAATCCACCTCTTGAAGTACCTTCCAAATTATCTACTTCTACAATTTTGATTCCTGAAGTAAACAACCATTTAATCTTTTGCCAAACACTTGCTTTTTGACTTAATGTAATTCTAAACTGACAGATTCTATCTCCTTCATTAATGGTTGTTTCCCTAATGGCAATAGCAGGAAATTTCCACATATCCTTATTACCACTATAACTGTTATCCACTACTCCCTGTGAATTGGCACACATAATACCAAATTTATTAGGAGTACTGCTTCTAGGAAGAATATGTGCTTCATAGCCTTTAGGTAATTTCATGGCTATACCCAAAGGAATATATTTGAAATCAAATGTAACATCTCTATGCTCATTATTCTTATTTCTATGAAGAATACCAGCTTGAGGTGCCATAAATTTAACATTCTCTGCTGCTCTTAAATCTATCCATTCACCATTTTCTATAATGGTAGGAAGAGCTATATTAGTTAATTTTAATACTTTTATTTTAAGTTTCATGATAATTTATTAATTAATAGATTTATTTGTACCAACCAAATTATCAGTTTTCCAAAATTTATATGTAATATCTTCCAATTTACCATCTACTATTTTATACATTCTTTGGTTGGTATTAGGATTGTCGAGTCCTCCATACTTTTCAATATAAGGCCCTATTTTATAGTAATCTAGTTTGTCCTTTAAGGTGGGGTTAATAGTATCATTCCCACTATACCAAGCTACTTTATATCCAAAAAACTCGTCTTTTAAATAGCTCACTAATTTATAAAGGTACTCTGGTTCACTATCTCCACCCATAAAACAAATGCAAGAAACTTCAGAATTTTCAAATATAAGAGATTCTAAAATATCTAAAGTCAATAAAATACCTATATCTTCCTTTAATTTAGGAGAATGGCATCCTTTGCAATTATTAGGACAATTAGTAATACTTATAGCAAGAGTAATTTCATCAGGTATTTCTTTAAATACTACTCTATAATCTAAATATTTAAGCATCTTCTATATTTATTGATACTATATCTCCAATATCATCTACACTGTAATCATCTAATACTAATTCACCATTATCTCTAATATATTCTTTCTTTTCTGAATCAGTATAATTTTCAAACTCTTTAAACTGTGCATCATTTAAAGTAAGTTCATAATGCCCGTATCTAAGATGCCCTATTAAGTAATCTATATCCGCCAATACTTTTTTCATGATTCTATATTTTTATTATATACTCTTGTTTTTTGCTCAACCTGTCTGCCATCAGACCAGTTTTTAATTTTTGTAAGATACCCAATAACTCTATCCCAAAGAGCAATATGTTCACTACCACATTTAGGACATTTAGTTATAGGTACTTTAGTAATAAATCCACAATCTTCGCACTCACTATTAGGAACATTGAATGTGAAATACTGACACTTTACTTTGGCTGCATAATTTAATAGTTTCTTATATTGTTCTTTGCTTAAATGTTCACTCAAATTAATATGTGCAGCAGCCCCACCATCTAAATAATCACCTATATAATCCTCACCATGAAGTTTCATCTTTTGTAATACTGACAAATCCTCATTGGGCTTGAATATATAGGATGCATATAGATTAGTATCTTCAGGCACCCAATATCCGTCAGCTTTATCCCAATTATAATTCTTAATGGCCAAACTTTCAGCCAATTCTGTTACACTCCCTCTAAAGCTTTTTTAATTTCTTCAATTGGTGAGGGATGATTTATTATATAATATAATTCTTTATTAGGACCAAACTCTCCACAAAGTTCTTGCTCTTTTCTAAGTCTAGCTAATATTGCTTCTTCATAAGTATTATAATTACCTAAATGAAGAGTTTTATAATTAGACATTATTCTAGCAGTCCATTTATGAGTAGTTTTTAGCCATGATACCCCAACAAATTTATAATCTTTTCTAATATTTTTCATATTATCTTTTTGAGAACAAACTCTTAAATTACTAATTCTATTATCTAGCCCATTACCATTAATATGGTCAATCGTTACAGACAATACATAATCGGTATGAGTAATTCCCATCAAGAATCTATGAACAAATAATTTTTTACCATTATAAGTTATCATAGCATATTTTTTATCTTCCCTACTTCTTACATATATTTTGTAATTTTTTAATAAATCCTTTTTATCTAAATCTAAAATAACTCTATAAGATTCATTAAAATCTTTATTATATGTAATGCACTCTGTATAACCCTCTTCTGGATGGTCGATGTATTCATTTTTATCAAAGATAGTTCTATTTAGTAAATGCCCATTATTATATAATTGCATATAATGTCTTTGACAATATTGTTTTCCATCTTTCCATGTACTTCTAGAAGGCTCTTTACAAATACAACAAGTAGTTAAGATATTTCTATATGAAGGTCTAATTTTACCAAATTTTTTCATATCTTCCAAATGTTTGGTACAGTACACTTTACCTTCAAATCTTCCTAATTTAAATCCTTCTTCTTTTGTTTTACCACAAATACAACAAGGTTCATGAATTGTTTTACCAGGCATAATAGTATTATTTAAATTAAACTTTCTGCAAAGTTACAAAATTCATTTGTATTAAACAATAGTTTTAAAGATTTAATTATAATTATGTAATAAACGGATTAATATTTCTATTAATCTCTCTATGTTACCATAGAGTTCGGACTATTGCATCACTTTTTATAAAGTGTCTCTTTATTTAGTCTCTCAGGCTGCACATCTATTGATTGCTTGCCCCTCGTTGTCCTTATTAATAAGGAGTTTCGAGTCAATTAAAAGAGATTTATAGTGCCCACTGCTTTTAGGCACTTGCTCTGTATTAAATGTAGTTTTCTTGGTTTTATGCAGTTTATTCTGTTCTTTAATAGTATTAAATATGTTTTGACAAAATTTCTTATATTCCTCATTATCATCACATTTAATACCCATATATTCAGCAGCTTGGTTTAAACCATTTAATCCTATGGTAAGATATTGTTTGTTCAAATCTATAAATCCAGCAGAATATACAGGAAGCAAATTAGCATTATACATATCCCAAAGAAGTTCATTGTAGGCTGTATGATACTTATATACTCTATCAAGGATATTAGTAATATACTGAATTAATTCAGCTCTAGCAGGCCCTTCTTTATAAAACTCTCCTCTGATGATATTCTTAAAACTTTTTTGTTTATACTCAGGAGCATCTTTGAATTTAACAAAAGTAGTATCTGTTCTTGTTTCAGTTCTAATGATACCATCATTTACCCAATTTTGAATAATTCTATTAAGATTTAATGTGATTACAGATTTACTGCCAGTCTGAACTCCCATATTACCATTAGTAAAATTAAACTCCTTTGTTTGTACCATGTTTTTAAGCCTACAACAAGAACTAAGAGAATCTACTGTATCACTTATATATGTAAAGAAACTATGACCTCTTGCATATTCTTCAGCTACAAAATCAGCAGTTTCTTCGTCTACAAATTTGCCGTTTTGATAAACCAAAGCAAAGGATTCCCAAAACCTTCCATATAGGTCGTTACTCTATATGCGTTCTCTTATGAACTGCTATATATTTCTATATAGATGAGACTATATCACACTCCTTATAAGGAGCCTTCCCATTTCCACTCACTTGAGTGTACTCCATTTTTGGATAGTCGTTGAACCTTATTAAATATATTTAAAACTGAAACCATGATATTCTCTATTTGCATTTATAGATTTTTTTAATCCTTCTATACATGCATTATTACCAAGAAATCTTACAACATCTGACATAGATTTAAATTCAACATCATTCGTTATGCACTTAATTCTTTTAGGAAAGGTTTTACCTTTCATAGTTTTACCTAAATAATCAACTGCATGTAATTCATTCTCAGATTGAGTACACCATTCTAAATTACAGGCTCTATTATCTTTTTTATCACCATTTATATGATTTACAAATGGTTTATTATCAGGATTTGGTACAAACTCTTGTGCTACTAATCTATGACACATATATCTAGTTTTAATAGCATTTTTCATTAATACAATTCTCTGATAACCTTCAACAATAGTTTCTGTTTTTAAGGGCTTTCCTGGGTATAATCTAGTACCACTTTGTTTATACTTGATAATTCTATCCAAGCTTTTAAAATTTCCAAAATTACTAACTTGAAAATACCCTCCATATCCTGTAATGTCTCTCCAAATTTCTTCCATATTTAATCTTGGCTGCTAATTGTCTATGCAAAGATAAGAAATATTTAGAACATTTCCAAACTTTACACTAAGAGTTTTCAGCAATTAAGGAAGTTTTTCAAAATATGTTTCCATATTAAGCCGCAGATTTATTTACGGGAAAAGTAATCATAGTTCTAAGTCTTTCAGCATTAAACCACTGCATAAATTCTTTTTGTAACCAATTTAAAGATTCCCATGTAGGTTGAGTATTGTCAGGGAAATAAAAATCTCCAAACATACCTTCAAAGAATGGTTTATCAAAATAGCTAAAATTTACAAATGCAGATTGCATACCTCTTGCAGCAGCAGGTTGGTTAATACTGTAAATAACCTGTTGGAAATATTGATGAATTTGAGATTTAATGGTTTTCTTTCTATTACAAGCATCTGAAGTAATAATAGTATCCTCTTTTAAATAATAGTTTTCTCCCCATTCCTTCTTTGCAAAATAATCAAAATAAAGTAAAAATTCTGAAGTAGCCACAGCACCAGCAAACATAGCTGAAGTTGCAAATATAAGATTAATATACATACCACAGAAGCTATCAAGATTTTTAGGACTGGCACTTAATCCTCCTATACCTTTAATACCTCCTGTAAGGAAAGGATACATTGTAATACTACAACAATAGGGAGCTACAGCACCTGCAAATGATGATTCATCATGTTTATAGATAATATGATTCTCCAAATCATTAATATATTGTTTACTATCAAAATCAGGATAAAGTTCCTTCAATTTATCAGTAACCATTTTTCTACTGATTTGAATATTATCCTCCTTATGTATTTCTGCATTAAGGATTCCTATATTCTTATTGGCTACATTACTGTTATCATCAATAGTTGCATTAGCGGTATTTGAAGATTCCTTATACTTATTAATATATTTCTGCTTCTTTTCTACCCAATTTCTAATATTCTTATGTCTTTCTCTATATAAAATATAGGACTTTGCAGCTGCATAATGATTATCATTCATTAAGAGCTGTTCTACTTTATCTTGTATTTCCTCTATACCAATACACCCTTCAGGACTAACAGGGCCAAATAAAGAAGGTATCATGGTATATAAGTACTCAGGCATTTCAATATGAACTGATTGAAAGGCTTTATATACAGCATTTACAATTTTATCAGCATTGAAATCCTCTTTATCTCCATTTCTTTTAATTACTATCATAGTGTATTAATCCATGTTCTTAAATCGTTGGTACCAGTAAGATTGATTTTATTAGGAACCTTACTGTTATTATCTAAATAATATCTTAATTCTTTGCCTATAACCCAAGGACTTCTTAGTTCAATTTGATTGTTCTTTCCTAAAGCATCGTTAATTTCTGATGTAGTAAGGTCATATTCCCATACTAAAGGATTAAGAGTTTTCTTATTGACTACAATAAACCTGTAAGGCAATAATTTAAAGTCCTTAAAGTAATCATCCATATCCAAATTACGTCTAATTACTTTATGGTATAATTTGCTTTGCAAATCATATCTCCACTCTATAAAACTCTTATAGAACTTATATTCAGGCTTAAAGCTTGTCTTAAGGTCTACTGGATAAATAATTTTATGGTCATAATCTACAATTATGAGGTCTGCCATAATTCTATAATCCACATCATATATAGTAGCCTTAAATTTAAGCTGATAATACCTTTTGGTATTATCGAAAGGAGAGTCATCTTGGAAATACCATCTAGTAGCCTCACTTTCTTTCAAAGCTCTTACAGCAGCCATACATTCATTGTATAATTCAGTATTGACTACAGTTTTATCACCTGCCAAATGAAGTAAATTATAGTATTCCTCTCCTTTTTCCTTAATTACTTTAGCCCTTGTCTCAGGTTTCCAATTTAACTGATATTTATTTCTTTCAGTAGAATCTATAATAAGAGTATTAGGAATGTCACTAAGAGCCTTATAAGAGCTTTTAAAGGCACTGAATAACTCTCTTACTATATTAATCACACTGTCAGGAATATCAGGAAATTCAGCTACAAAGAATCTTTCTTCAAACTCTTTTTGACCTCCAGTAATAATGGAATCTACCATACTTCCAAAAGTCAATGAAGGAGTTTCCACTCTATCAAATAAGGTAGGAATATTCTCAAAGCCTTCCCTTTCATACTTGGCTAAAATAGAATAACTTAAAGCAGGGTCTTGTCTATAAGTAGGTTCATCTACCAACCAACTGATGTCTTTTAGTTCTTTTTCTATCATAATATAGCCTCTTCTTCCAAATATTCATCAATATCCATATCTTTAATACGGTTATCCATGTATATTACTAAATTAATGTGTAAATCATTGAGGTTATTTAATTTAGTCTTCAAAATCTTCTCTTCAGGATTAAGTTTTAACCTCTTCCTGAGTTTGATTATATCAGATTCCACTAAATCAAACAATTCCTCAAGTTTTCTTTCCTTTAGAAATTTATAACCTAATTGAATATCCTTCTCCAGTAAAGCAGGAATTAATTTCTCAATATCTTCAGCTTTCACTTGATTTGTTTTCATAATGTTTGATTATATCTATTGCCTGTAACAGTTGTTTCTTGGTATAAATTTCAAAATAGAGTATATTACCTAGAGTATTTTTATTGTTCTCTAAATAATATCTGAACATCTTCCTCTTTATATGATAACTGTCAGTAAGAAATCCCTTAGCCTCAATAACTGCGGTAATATCATTATACCTGACTATAAAGTCAGGAGTATAAGTAATAGCTATTACTTTAGTTGGATTAAGTTTTAGATCTCTTGTCTTCAAGTCTTTAGTATAAAAAGGTACAGCAGGTTTAAAACCTGGCTGTACCTCATATTTAATTGGCTCATACTCTACTTGAAAACCATTTGACATTAAAGTATCATATATAGTCTTCTCAAGTTTTGATTTAAATTGTATTCCATTGGAAGAGCATAAAGTGGCATTCTTTACTTTAGAGTTTACCATAAATTTCTACCAAAAGTGGCTGTACAATCTTTAAGGCTTTTTCAGCATCTTCTTTATTTTTAAATGTAGCATAAGTGATTAATACTCTTGTAAGGTACTTCTTAATATTCTTTTTCTCTACAACAGTGTTTGTCACTAAGTCTATAAGGTAAATATTATCTAAAGAATCAATATTTTCCTTTCTTTTGGCATTAAAATAATAAGCCATGTGTCTAAGTAACATATTAACACCTACAGTAGGTAACAAAGGCTCTGCAAAATCAATAAAATGTAAATATTCATCCTTATCAATATCATTGGAATCCAAAAATTCATTAGCATACCAACTAAGATTATTTGCATTTTCTTCAGCAGTATCTTCTGATTCTTCATTCAAATCATTGGATAACTCAGTAAGTATCACTTCAAAAGCTTCTCTTAAATCATCAAGTGACTTAATATCAAATTTCTTTAAATCTACTTTCATATACATTATTTTTAAAAGTTCATAGTGCAAAGATAAACAATAAATTGAATATAACAAATAGTTTTCTTATTTTTAATGTTTATTAACTGACAAAATTTATAATATTATCAGTTTCCTTTTCAAGGGTTTCATTTATTATTTCATTATTTACCTTTTCTTCATGGTTAAGTGTGGAAGTTAGAGGCTTCATATTTTCTATAATTACCCTTACAGAATGATAATCATAGAATGCATGACTTATATTTCCAAAATAAACGGTATTATGCAGATAATAAGGAATTGCTTTCTTGACAATCATATTGTTAAGCTCTTTTGAAGAATTGTCTATTACACTTGAATCTATATATAATGTAATGGAATCTTTAGCCAGGAAATATCTGTTATTTACATCATCATAGTTTACTTTTACCTTAATATTGAATATAGGAACAAACTCATCATTCAATATAAGTCCCCTATATCCATAGTATACTTTATTATTGGGCACACATGTAACCTTCAAATAACCTGAGTATAAAGGCTGATTCATCATTAACTCAAAGGCTTTTTGATAAGAATGCTCTCTTACACTTCTACCTTCTATAATAGGTATTACCACTTTTGAATTGTCCTTGAATAGTAATCCTCCAGCATTCCCCTTTAATAATGAATCAATTTTTGTAAAAAGGCATATAGGAAATTCAAAAGAACCATCATCCATTACTGTAAACTCCAAATAATGTTTGAATGCATCATTATCCTCAATCCTTGATGGGCTTATTATATAGTAAGAATTATAAATATACCTCATAAAGGGCTGCTGAAAAGCCGATCTTAATCTATTTGAAATGCTCATTAGGATTCAGTTTTAAGATACATGGTAAAAGCATTATACTTTGTAAGGAAAGGCAATTCTCTCTCATAGTCAGCATTACAGAGATTATGTGCAAAATTAATCAGTAGATTGGTCATCAATGAAGCAATCATATTTGCACAATAGGAAGTTTGTTTATAACTACAAGTATCCTCTTCAGCTTCAATGTCATTAAACAAATACTCTTTTTTATATTTATCAATATTGTAATCATCATTACCTCTTATACAGAATATTTGAAATTCTTCAGCTGAAAGTCTTCCATCTATAAACAAACATTTACTTGCATCTGTATTGCAAGATGCCACATGATTACTCCATTTTCTAAAGAAAGTCTTTCTTGCGTGCATATTGTCAAAACCACATATCATAATGTCATAAGCAAGACTTTCAGATGTAAATTTTCTAGGAATTGCTGTAATATCATAATAATTGCTATAATCTCTCATTAACCATGCAATACTACTTACTTTATTTTCTCCTATATTATCCAATCTATATAACTGTCCTGCAAGATTTACTTCTTCAATGACATCAGGGTCATACATTATCACACTCCTGGGATTAATTCTTGAAAGCATAAATGCTACCCAACTTCCAATACCCCCAACTCCTGCCAAACAAATATCCAAATTATGAATGGCATCAAACCATGAAGCTCCACTGAATCTTAAATTATTGTCATGGATTTTATAAGTTTCAGAGTTTTCAGGAATAGTATAACCTTGTAATGTATCCAAGTTTTCTTCCAAACTCTCAGGCTGTGATTCATCAGTTTCTACATTATTTTCTGCATTACTCTCTTCTGTATTATTAAGGCCATTTAAATTCCCAACAATATAATCACCTACACTGACATCGCCCTCAGGACTTACAGTAGTTACCAATGATTCATTAGGTACCAATGGTTCAGTATGATTATTAATGGCTTCATGCAATTCATTATAACTATTGACTATATCAGGATTACCACTGGTAGAAATCAATTCTTCCAATTCTTCATTTGTCATACAATATACCTTTCTATAATTTTAATATAAGTGTCTATAAACTCATTACTGCCATAGCTTCTTAATTCCTTTATAATTGCTTCTGCATAAGCACTTAATACTATATCCTCATTATAGGCTGTCAGTCTATAATCATAAGCATTAAGCACTAAATACTCTGCATAACATTCTGCAAAGTATTCAAAATCATTCTTACTTCTGAATCTCCTGGAATATTTTACAGGCATATTCCCTATCCAGTTTTTAAGATTGATTTTATCTACATCAATAATAGGGCAAGCAGTCAATAATTGCACTACAATACTATGAACTATCTTTGCATCAACTTTTAAGTTTACAATACCCATTCCTGAGTTAATTGTCTTAGGGACATCATCCAAATCCCACAGAGATAGTTGTGAATTTTCATTTTCTCTGATAGCTTCTTTAAATGAAGGGTTTACCTCATATTTAATAGAAGCTGTTTTGAATTTCTTTATTTCTTCCAACCTTTCCTTAAGCTCTTTGAATTCAGGTTCTACTGCTTCCTTATTAATATCAAGCATGAAGTACTCTATTACAGTATTACTACTGCCTACAGTCTTTGTACCCTCACCAAAGAATTCATACTTAGCCTCATTATATTCAATCTTTCTAGTAATGGCTGCTGTATAAGTGCCTTCATTGTTTACAATTAAGGAAACAAAGTTATTTCTATCCTTCCCTTCATCCAATAAAGTGGACAGGTCAGTACCACTGAAGAAACAGCTCATTTGATTATGTGAATGAATTAATGCCATTTGACAATCAATCAATTCAGGATTTTCACACATATAAGCAGCTACATCAGGGCTATTGATAAATTCTGTATAAGTGGCATTACCAATATCCATTACAAAGAAATCTTTGCAAATAATAGTCAAATCCTTGTTTTCAAATGTTCCTTCATAAGTATAAAACAATACTCCAGACCATTCAACAGTGGGTAATTCCTTACACATGAATCTAATTTTCTTCTCTACTCCTTCAGGAATCACCAATTTATAAGTAGTAGATTTTTTGACTAGCTGTATTCCTTCCATAACAATAATTAAGTGTTATTAATATTCTATTTAATATAAACATGGCTAATTGATATTCCAGTAAAACGACTTCATGGGTATCTTCCTCAGTATTATCTCTTACATGGAATTTTACATCTTTTCCTCTGAATGTGAATAATACTTCTCCCTCATGAGATTCTATATCACTGTCAGTAGAACCAGTTCCCCTTTCTATAATATTATTTCTTCCTTTGATTATATATTTTCTAATTACGCTCTTATTATATAAGTAATTTACATCTCTTTTTGGATGAGAATCATATATTGGATATGTGTTATAGAATTCTATAAAAGCATTACTTACAGTAAGCATATAATCAAGTAAATCCATTGCTATTGAATAGGAATTATTGATATAATTAAACTTAAAAAGACGTTTCTTCAACAACCAAGGAATAAATTCATCCATTTTTCCTGCATCCCAAGCATTTTTATCTCTCTTTATGACCAAAGAAAACTCATGATAAATAATGTGACTGGCTAAATCATTCACATCCTCCAATCTCATATAAGGCCCTCCTGAAAGAGATTCTACATGGAGATATAAATCAAGCTCCCTACAAAATAATTTATAAATATCTTTGTCATACTCTCTAGCCATATTTAAAAGAGTGTCTCTAATAGGCCCTGTACCATAACAAGGACGATGAAAATATGACAAACTTGAATAATTCAATCTAGGTACATGTGAATGTACATAACGGGATGTAAATTGATTGTATGTATAATCAGACCTGTTTATACCAAAACTTATGATATTTACATCTGAATCAAACTTAATTTTTACATACACTCCATATATAGTAATGGATTTATCATGTTCATTAGTAACCGTCACTTCAGGAAAGTATACTAAGATAAAAGCATTATCAAAAGAAGTAGCAATAGAACTTGGATACTTTATGAAATCTTCTTTTTTTGGTATACCTTGTACATCCACTCTGTCCTTACCAAAATAATCTACAAATATATCATAGATTTCTTTTAGTTTGTTAAGTTTGTTATCATAAGATGTAATTGCTGGACTTATAAAATCATCCATATATACTATCATTTATATTTATAATCAAGAATGTAGAATAAATAATGAAAAAATAAAGGTATGCAGGAGGATTCCTACATACCTTTATTATTATTATTGAATCTAATCTGTTGTTAATAATTTATTTAATAAACACTTGATTATCTAAGTCCTTCAAACATACTTTCAATCTCATCATCTGCATAAGGAGATTTTACCTCATTATTCAACTTAATGTCTGTGGAAGGCTTGCTGATTAATGCATAAATATCTTCAGCGTCTGAAGGCTCAATAAGTTCATAATCTTCAAGAAGCTGTACCAACTTAACAATAGCCTTTCTTGATACACAATCTACATCTACATTTTCAGCATTATAATCCCCTTCATTAGATGCTTTGTTTTCTGCACTTGGTTCATTGGGATAACCTTCTGCAAATTCCAACAATTCTTCAGTACTTACATTGGTATAGTTTTTACCATATACTTCCTTTACTTTTTGTTGGAGATTGTTTCTCTTAATGAAGTCATAGCAATCAGCTCTGTCATTGCCTGACTTAATGTTCTTATTGGCTACAGTAAGCATGATTACCAATTCATTGGTAATATTACCCTTATATTCTACATCATGAGGTAATTGTGAATCATCTACCTTTAATTCAGTCTTAGTAAGACCTTCAAAGAAAGTCATTCCTGAATAATCAATATCCTGTGCATCCATAGCTTCCTTCAATTCAGCAAGAGTAGTTGCAGCAGTTTCCAACACATATTTCTTTTGTGCTCTTGTAGATACAATAGTAATTTTTCTAGTTTCCATGATTTATAAAATTTTATGGTTTAAAACTTAATTAATTAAATAAAAAAACAAAAATGTTACCCTGAAACAATCTTTAATCCTTAAACAAACTTAACATATTGATAGAAAAGAGAGATTTGTCATCCAGTGATTTATAATAATCACTGATGTCTTTACCCCCATTAAATGGAGGAAGTACAATATTCTTGAATCCAGTTTCCTTTGAAAATTCCTCTCCATCCTTAATCCCTGGAGCATCATTGTCAAATAGAATATAGATTTGCTTATATCTTCTCTTTAATTCTTTTATAGCAGTGTCACTCATTTTATACCCTTCTCCTTGTGGTGCTATTGCTGGAATTCTTGTATTGCACCATAGGCAAAGTGAGTCCTTTAGGGATGAGCATATACATAGCTTATCTCCATATTCAGGAATTTTAGTCCATAAACTTACTACTGAAGAATCATGCTTATTACTCCATTTATAACCATTCTTATTAAAAGGTTGATATATTTTAAGGGTAACTTTATCTTCCTTAAACTCTGCAAAAGCATAAGCATATTTATCAGCTTTGAAAGTATAAGTTCTATCCCCTTTGGTGATTATTTTATGAGATATAGGGTATACATCTGCATACTTTAACCACTCTAAGGTTATTCCATAGGATTTCCAATACTCTATATCATAAGGTTCCCAATCCCTAACTCTACATTCAAGATTAACATCAACTCTACTTAAAAAACTTTCATTATGAATATTCTCAGCTCCTTTACTGACTTGAATATTACCTTTAGTATTTACCATATAAGGCAAATCCTTATAAATATGTTCCAATACTTTATTATAACCTACATTCCAATATTTCTCAAGTAAATCAAATAATCCTCCACTCTCTTTAGTGGCAAAATCTCTATACCTTATTTTAATACCATCAGTTGAATAGAATCCAAATGAAGGATGATTGTCCTTCCTTAAAGGACTTCTAATGATACAAGGTACATAGTTAACACTGAAATAATGATGGGCTATATCATATTCTGATACTTTATTTAATATGGTTTCTAAAGTTATACTGGGTGTGTTGATACTAATAGGCATATTCAAGTCAATTTAAAGAGTTGGACTAATCCATTTTGCACTTACCTTTATATAATTTCTTGTTTAAATTTAAATTTAAACTTTTAGAAAGGCAAATCTTCTTCTTCCTTCTTAGGCGCATTGAAATCAGGAAGTTCTTCACTGGCATCCTGTTTCTTGAATGAAGAGGGAGAAATCTTATATTCATGCAAGTTCTCAAAGCTATATTCTACATTAGCAGCCCCTCCATTATTCTTGAAGTCAGTAACTTCCTTTTCAAGTCTTTGATAGTTACTGCTTGCATTTCTAAGGAAGAATCTAGTAAAAATAGCTTGATACTGCTTTCCCTCATCAGTGCATCTTACACCAGTGACACCCTTTACAAGAAAATCAGAAGCTGCTTTTACAATATCCTTGAGTTCTGAATAATCTCCTGCAAACAATTTCTTCAAATCCAAAGAAATTTCACAATCTGACTTATCCTCCTTTTCAGTCCAAGTATTAGTGCTTCTATTATAAGTTCTTGTATCTGGAATATTCAACCAAGTCTTCATAAAGTTGATTAAATCCTCCTCACCTTGACAAGCAGGTCTATAATCTGCACTGATATTTGCTGGTCCATTAGAGTAGAGGGGAATAGCCTTCTTTTCTACCTCTTCAGGAGTAGCCCAAGCTGTTCTACCATATTTATCAATAATTTGAATCTTTCCACTCTGAGAACCTACTCTCTTAGCTTTTACAAGAGTGAAACTGAATGAAGTATTCATTACAATACCATTATTAATAACAGAATGTTCATCAGTTTGTACATAGAAAGTCACTCTTGATACTTCCTTACCTTCATCATTCTTTGAGATATAAGAAGGCTCTTCCTCAACTTCTCTGTTAAGAACTTCCTTATATTCCTTCTTGGTAGGATTAATAGCAACTACCTTAAATGCACAAATACCTTGATACAATCTAAATGCACTCTCTTCACTCTTTTTGCCAATTTTAATAGCCATAGTTATAATTCCTTTTAATTATTAATGATTTATGTTTACTTTCTCTTTGTATTATGCTTCTTCAACAGTTTCCTCACCTGCATAAGGAGGTACTTCATCTTCATTCAATCCTTCAAAAGGATTATATTCTTCATCCTCTGAAACTTCTGCATTGGGTTTTTCATCAGGGGTTTCTTCTTCATTAACCCATTCTACATCTGTAGGAATTACAGGCACAATAGTTTCAGGATACTTCAACACATACTTAGTAACCTTAATTTCATTACCATTCTTGTCTTTGGTACCATCAGAAATCACTACTTTCTCTACCAAATCTTCAGTAGTAAAACCACCTGTCATCTCTTTAATAGCAGCTTCCCATGATTCCTGCTGTGTTTCCAAAGACTTCAATTCTGCACTGAGTTCTTCAATCTTAGCTTTGATTTTGTTCTTCTTTGTTACAAGAGGATTCACATTCTGTGCAGTTCTCTTAATTGTTGCAATCTCAAATTTTGTAAATTTCTTTTCCATGATTTTTAAATTTTATATGAATAATAAGTTAATTTCACAATAACATAGATTATTCATAGTGTAAGGTATCAGTTTAACCATAATATTCATTCATTGCTTTTACTACCACTCCTAAATCATTGGGAATAAAATCATCAGCAAACATTTCATCGGGTGATTTAGCAGGGATAATAGCACCTTTATCCATTACAGCATGGGTATAAAACCCATATTGAGGTCTACTGTCTTTAAATTGAACAGCACTGAATAATACCATAGGTACTACTTCTATAGGATTATATTGCTGGTCCAGCAATTTACCTACAGTAGCTACTTTATATCCAATTATATTATTGTCACTTGTAACTGGTTCACTATGTAGAATAAAGAATATATTTAAATCACTTCGCAAAGACTCGCAAGTTTTAATAATCTTTTGAAAATGCATAGCTAAATCCACAAATTTGTTGAATCCATTCTCCTTTGCTCTATCAAAATATTCTTTTCTCATAATAAAGATAGAATCATCAAGAACTATATTCTTTATATGAGTAGCTTTCTTATCAATAGCTTCCAAATAAGTAATTACCTTGTCATAATCTGTAATTTCAAATAGGTTTTTATTCTCTGTATTGTACAAAGAATTACTTCCTTTGAAAGGTAATCTCTTTTTAAGAGTATTGAATACCACAGTTTCATTTGGGTTTAACCCTTTAATACTTGTTGATTTACCCGTACCACTAGGCCCTAAAATAATCACACAATTTGCCATTGTTTAAACTTTAATTTTAAATTATTGAAAATGGTTGCAAACTTACATAAACTATTTGAAGTATGCAAATTTTTAGCATTATTTTTACTATAACCAAATGCAATCATTACCTTATTGCTTTTATTTCTAATGTTATCAAGTAATTGATATACTCTATTAAGCCCAACATTATCATTAGGTAAAGGCAATTCTTGAAAGTAATTTACTGCACCATCAAAATATAAAGGACATATTCCTCCAGGACTTCCCCCTCTATTGACAAGTATTTCAGCAAATCTAATGTTATCTCTGAATTTAGTTATATCATATCCAAGGTACTCTTTTAGGTCATGCTTAAAAGGACTGAATATACCTATAGCTAGGTTTCCGTCCCTTGCTGGGTAGCGGGAATCCGAGCAGTTAGCCAATGTAGGTCTGATTTTATTCTCCTTAAAAGCATCCAAAGACTCCCCAGCAAATGCTTGTTGTTG